ATAGAGCAGAATGTTGGGTTTACCGATACAACGCTTTCTCGCGGCGACAACGCGCAAGGCATCGTAAGTTTTTACGATACAGCAGCCAGTTATCGCCCGATCATCACCGGAGCAATCGTGCGGGGCAACGTCATGTCGTTCGGCATCGGCAACAACCATCTGACCATGCAGGACGTTGACGGCGGCGAATTCTACAGCAACACCTTGATCGGCGGCAACGCGCGGATATTCTTGGGGGATGGGGCGCATACGCAGGCAAAATTGCGCGGGAACCTGACAACTCTTGCCCCCAGTTCTACATCAGCCCCGAACACTGACGGGCTGGTGATCGGCATCGGCGGCGCAACGCATTCCTACGCCTCTGTATTCGCGGCCTATGATGCCACCCCGACGAACCTTGCGGGCATCCTAGCAGCGCTTGCGATGAAGCCGAACGGGCCAGCCGACCGTGATAACAGTGGTACAGGTACTTTGGGTGATGCAGGTGCTATCGGCACTGGTTTTGCTACCTTTGGTTCTGTCAATAACCCCTCTGGCTGGACTATCAACACCTCTTATGCACCGGCTTAATCATGGCAAAAACTCCTGCTTGGACCAGAAAAGAAGGTAAAGACCCTAAAGGTGGCCTAAATGCCAAAGGTAGGGCTAGTTACAACAAGAAGACAGGGGGAAACCTGAAGCCCCCTGCCCCTAAGCCCAAGACGGATAAAGATGCTGCCCGCAGAAAGAGCTTCTGCTCTAGAATGTCTGGCATGAAGGCTAAGAATTCCTCTGCTAAAACTGCTAACGACCCCAACAGTCGTATAAATAAAAGCCTTCGGGCTTGGAACTGCTAGGAATATAACATGGAAATGAAAGAAGTATTTACGAGCCTCGTGCGTCACGGTCTCACCCTAGGGGGTGGTTTTATGGTCTCGCAAGGTTATTTTGAGGCTGCTCAAGCTGAGACTCTTATTGGTGCTGCAATGACGATCTTCGGTGTTGCATGGGCTATCTACTCGAAAAAGAAAGCTACCTAAATGCGGGCGCTCAAGAAACCTAACACTCGTTGCCCTAAGTGCAAAGGTCCTATCCCTTGCAAAGACTGTGCTAAGAAGGTGAAGAAGTAATGGCTACCAAACCTAAACCCGGCTCTCGTATGTCTCAGGCTCGTGTAGATGCGGCTGATGCAGGTGCAAAAAGTAAGGGTATGGCCCTTAAGCGTACCGTAAAAGATAAGGCTACGGGGGCGATGGTTTACCCTCTTGGGGACTACCAAGCCTACGTAAAAGCAGACCAAGCCTTTGCAAAAGCAAGGATTGAGCATCTAACACCAAAACAAAAAGCCGACATGAAGTCTAAGACCGCTAAGTTGAGGAAGAAGAAATAAGATGGCTAAGAAGTGGCGTTTGGCAAAAGATCAAACCTTCGTTGAGGGTAAGAGCAAGACTACTAATGACCTCTCGTTTGATGAAGCCAAGCGTATCTTCAACGGTATGTCCAAAGATACAGGTGCCAAGCGGTTTCGGTACAAAGGTGATGTCTACGATCTTGAAGGTAACAAGATCAAAGGCAAGGCCAAGACCGCTGCCCCTGCTTCCAGTCCTAAACCTAAAGCTCGCCCTGAACCTAAGAAGGTTGAAGCTGGTCGGTTGTCCTTCGGAGATATGAAGGGTACCAAAGAGGTTCCCCGTTCTATGGGTAAGGAAGAGGAAGCCCCTAAGGCTAAGACAGGTGATATGGGAGTAGGCGCATTGACTGCTAGTGGCGCTCTTACTGCCGCTGCTATTGCTGCCCGTAAGGGTGCTCGTACTTCTACTACACCCAAGGTTACCAAGTCTCCTGCTGCACCCGCAGGCAATACCCCTAACCCAAGCCGTAGGGCGGCCCTAGGACTGGCTGTGAAGAAATCAGCTACCCCTACTGCCCAAACACCTAAAGCCACTGTGACAGCCCCTACAGAGACTCCTAAGGCCAAGTCTAAGGTTAACGCTGGGCGCAGGGCTGCACTGGGGCTGGGTAATGGGCGTGTTATCGGGAACAAGCCTCGTATTAAAGGTGGCGGCGGTGGCGGTGAATTCATGAAGTTTGACCCACTTAACGTGATGAACAAGGGCGGCATGGCCAAGAAGAAGAAATGCTGAACAAAGAACACAGAGAACGAACTTCTCAGGTATCTTGTGCTGTGTCAGGTACAAGGTACACTCTTTATGAGGCACCTGCTAACTGCAGGTCACTGGTGAAGTTCCTCAATGTAGCCGCTGGTGCTGCAGCAAACGTTATCGTCCTTGAACTCTACAAGGTAGCAAATACCACTCGGTATAAGCTGGTCAATGGCAAGAGTCTTGCTGCAGGGGAGAACATAACCTTTGGTGAAATCGTAATTGCCCTTGAAGCAGGGGATCGAATTGAGGTCACAGCCACCTCTGGTACCCTGAATGCCGAGGCTATCTGCACTGTTATGGAACACTTTAGACCTTTGGGTTGACAATAGACTAGGAATGTGATAAAAATGCTTACACCAATGCAAGAGAAGTTTCTTCAAGTCCTCTTTGAGGAAGCCAAGGGTGATGCACTCAAGGCTAAGAAACTCGCAGGCTACAGTGATAACGTAGGTACTACTCAGGTCCTCAACAGCCTTGAAAAAGAGGTTGAAGAGCTTACCAAGAAGTACCTTACTCGTACCTCCCTGAAAGCAGCCTATGCTCTGGGAGATATTCTCACTGACCCCACACAGTTGGGTGCTAAAGAGCGCCTGAATGCAGCTAAGGATACCCTTGATCGTACTGGCTTCGTGAAAGCTCAGCAGATTGAGGTCAAGGCAGACTCCCCAGTGTTTATTCTGCCTGCTAAATCAGAGGAAGAAGATGGGTGAAATCAACTGTGAACCATTCCCCGACAAAGAGGGGCCTGTTAAGTGGTACCCACTTGTACGGGTTGGTTACTACATCCCTTTTGGATATATTCAAGACCCAGAAGACCCAAACGTACTCCTTCCAGTGGAAAGAGAATTGGAACTTCTCGAGCAAGCCCGACTTCACTTGCGTAAATTTAGCCTACGTAAGGTGGCCGACTGGTTGTCCAAAGAGTCCGGTCGTAGTATTTCCCATATGGGTCTGAGTAAGAGAGTAAAGATTGAGCGTACCCGCCGACAACAAGCTGCAATTAACCGGAACCTTATTGAGCGCCTCGAAAAAGCCCTCAAAAAGGCGCAGGAACTCGAAGAGCGTCGTGTCGGAGGTATCGCAACCTTCTGTCCTGTCAGTGCCCGCGACAGCGAAACAAGCACCAGTTAATGTCATTTTCCAGCCTAACCCGGGGCCTCAGACGGCCTTTCTATCCTCTCCAGAACAAGAAGTTCTTTACGGAGGTGCTGGCGGTGGCGGTAAGTCATACGCTATGGTCGCTGACCCTTTTCGTTACATTAATAACCCTAATTTCCGTGGCCTTCTAGTACGTAGAACCAACGACGAACTTCGTGAACTTATCTCTACCTCCAAGCGACTCTATATTGGTGCGGATAAGCGTAATCAGTTTCTGGAACGTGACAAGACGTGGGTGTTTCCCTCTGGTGCTACGCTCTGGATGAGTTACCTTGAGTCTGATGATGACGTTCTACGCTATCAAGGGCAGGCTTTCAGTTGGATCGGTTTTGACGAACTTACCCAGTGGAATAGCCCCTATGCTTGGAACTATATGCGCTCTCGCCTGCGTACAACTACAGACTCTGGGCTGAGGCTTTACCAACGAGCTACGACTAACCCCGGTGGGGTGGGACACTCTTGGGTAAAGAAGATGTTTGTAGACCCTTCTCCCCCCAACAATGCTTTCTGGGCTACAGACATTGATACAGGAAAGGTCTTGGAGTGGCCTAAGGGACATACCCGAGAGGGTGAACCACTCTTCAAGCGTAAGTTCATTCCTGCAACACTGTTTGACAACCCCTATCTGGCAGAAGACGGTTACTACGAAGCCAACCTTTTGTCTCTACCGGAGCATCAACGGCGTCAACTTCTCTACGGTGATTGGGATATCAATGAGGGTGCAGCTTTTCCAGAATTTAACCGTTCGATACACGTTGTGGAACCTTTCGTCATTCCCCACTCTTGGCCTAAATTTAGAGCGGCTGACTATGGTTATGGCTCCCACACTGGTGTTCTTTGGTTCGCGGTAGCGCCTAACGAACAACTGATTGTGTATCGTGAGTTGCTTGTCTCAAAGGTAACAGCTTGGGACCTCGCAGATATGATCCTTGAGATTGAGTCAGAGGATCGTGTCAAGTATGGTGTACTGGACTCTTCCTTGTGGCACAATCGTGGTGATCGTGGACCTTCCCTAGCTGAACAGATGATCAGTAAGGGCTGTCGTTGGAGACCTTCTG